ATTTTCGGTTTTGGTATTATGATAATGATTCAATCTATTTTTAATTTTTCTAATTGGGAAAACATACTTATAGGATCAAGCGTTCAATTTGTTTTAGTAAGGGTTTACTATTCAATAGTAAATTGATCTATACTATACTGAATCAAATAAACCCATTTATTAAGGATAAATATGAAACCATTCATCATAGGATTTTTACTTACTGTAATTTTTCTCTATAGACCCTGAAGATACGCCAAGATTTTCGCTTGAGCCTCTTCAAAAGACCGGCACACTTCAGTGTAGTAATTCTGAGATTTCATGTCATCAATAAATTTTATTTGATCATCTGTTAATTTACCGTTTTTACTTTTAAGCTCAATCCATGCGCCACCAAATCCATGTCGAGGAACCGCTATAAAAATATCAGAAACACCCCTTCTCATTCCTAAACGATTGAGATGGGCGCCATACCAACGCGTGCGTTTACCTTCATTAGGAAAATGAATAATAAAACGCCTATATTTTTTAATTATAGGATCAATAGACGCCCATTCAAGTATTGATGCCTGAATAGACGCCTCTGATATTTCACCGTTTTTTAATGTTCCACGTATAACGTTAGCTCGCTGCACGAAGTAATTGGTAAGCAATAACAGTATCATTCCCGGGATCGGCGCTAAATGTTACAGATAATAAATTAGTGCCAACCGCTGCTTGAACAACAGTAACATTCGCTGTTCCATTGTCAATCATTTGGATAAATGGCAAGTCCCCGCTTACGGCTCCTGTTACGGTAAAACTTTCAGACGCACTTCCACCCGCCGTCGTATGCAGTCCTGCAAATTTAACCACATGACTTGGAGTGATACCGCTAGCCAATTTAGCGAGAGTAACATTCGCATCGAGGATTTTAGCGGTTGTAACATTAGCATCAAGAATTTTAGCGGTCGTCACAGCATTAGCCGCTAATTTAGCAGCTGTTACAGCAAGATTAGCTATTGTTAAAACGCCTGTATCAGAAATAGTAGCATCTCCTGACATAGTGACCCCTGTTGCAACACCACCTGAATTTCCTACGAAAATCTGGCCATCAGCAAGTGACAATGGGGTTGAGTTCGAGGTGAAAGACCAATCTCCTCCCGAATATGTCACATTAAATAAGTTAACTGCTGCCGATTTAGCGTTAGGCGTAGCGCGAGTAGCTACTACCGCCATGTCGGTTTCACTGATTTTATTACCTTGCTGAACAAAATTATTGAGATACCCAGCTGTCGTAACCTGCGCAACAGTGTCATTTGTATCAAAAAAGATGAACTTAGGTGTTAATCCAGGTTGGCCAGCTAAGTTTAAATTAAAGTTTAATAAACGCATTTCTCTCTCCTTGAGTTAAAAATAAAATTCCTTTTATCGAACACGTCTTGCGGCAAGAAATCCCACCGCCGTTAAAGTACTTGTTGAAAAAGTACAATTCACAACAAGATAAGCGGTTGTTGTTCCAGATAGAATAAGACGTCTAGTATTAACGGGAAGGTCAATATTGGTTGCTCCTGTATACGCAACAGCCAGCTGAAAATATGAGCCACCATCGGGAGACGCTGGTAATGTTCCAGACGTGGTTGTAATACCATGTTTAATTACCGTAGTGACTGTAGTGGCACCCGGTTTATATTCAACCTGACCCCATATATCCCAGTCTCCAGCGGTTAACGAGATGCTCGCTGTATTAGCATCAGTATTATTTGTTAATGAAATACCGCTAGAAGTATTCGTTAAATATTCGCCAACACTTCCTGTTGCTGCATCATCATTTGTAGTGGTACCGACAATTCCAGTGGTTGATGTAAACGTAATGCTTGTAGCAGACGCTGCCCCAAGTACGGGTGTTGTGAAAGTCGGACTTGTTGCAAAAGTTAGACTTCCCGTGCCCGTTTTTGTCGTCATTGCGGTTAGCAAGTTCGCACTTGATGGTGTCGCCAAAAATGTCGCTATACCAGTTCCTAAACCACTAACCCCTGTGCTTATTGGTAAACCCGTACAATTCGTTAGCGTACCTGAAGTTGGGGTTCCCAAAAGAGGCGTCACCAAAGTAGGGGAAGTTGCAAATACTAATGAACCGCTTCCGGTTTCATCTGTCATGGCGGATGCAAGATTAGCGCTACTCGGAGTTACTAAAAAAGTGCCAACCCCGGTTCCGAGACCCGATACGCCGTTGATTGGGAGACCTGTGCAGTTTGTTAAAGTTCCAGACGCTGGCGTTCCAAGAATTGGTGCAACCAAAGTCGGCCCCGAAGCAAAAACTAAAGCTCCTATACCAGTCTCGTCCGTTACTGCGCTCGCTAAATTTGCGCTACTCGGCGTTGCAAGAAATGTCGCAATCCCTGTTCCAAGACCGCTGACACCCGTACTAATAGGCAAGCCCGTACAGCTCGTTAAAGTGCCGCTAGAAGGCGTTCCAAGGGCAGGTGTAACCAAGGTTGGGCTAGTCGCAAAGACTAAAGAACCAGATCCAGTTTCATCGGTCACAGCCGTAGCTAAATTTGAACTAGTAGGTGTAGTTAAAAATGTTCCAACACCCGTGCCAAGACCCGTAACGCCATTAATAGGTAACCCAGTACAATTTGTAAGAGTTCCTGAGGTGGGCGTGCCCAATATAGGGGCTACCAGCGTAGGGCTCGTTGCAAAAACAAGAGAGCCTATACCTGTCTCATCGGTAACCGTTGCAGCAAGATTGGCGCTAGAGGGTGTTGCAAGAAATGTCGCCATGTTGGCCGCGAGACCACTGACACCTGTTGAAATAGGCAAACCAGTGCAGCTTGTCAGGGTGCCCGCGCTCGGAGTTCCGATATTTGGTGTTGTAAAAACAGGCGAAGTAGTACCGGCAAATGATCCAGTGCCGGATTGCCCAGAAAGTGTCGTGCTTACAGCGTTCATAGTTGCCATAACATATCCTTATGCGACGGTCGGTGATCCCACGGATGAATAAACCTCAAATTCAGTGTTAGCAGTGATGCATCGAATTCCCACGCAATCCCTGCGATGACTTGAAGCAATTGATCCAGCCACTGACGATGTAGCGGTAGAAAAATAAATTGTTTGCCCAGTGTTAGCTTGAACTAGCCATCCACCTGCACCTTTTCCAACGATTTCAAACTGTTGCCCAATGGCGACACTTGCAGGAATAGTGAGGGTAACAAGACCTGCGTTGTTTGCGATATATCCATGATCGACAGCCATAGATTGAGAAGTGCCTGTAACTTCCGTCCAAGATTCGCCGCCTCCCGATGCCGCAATAGTGATCGACCCTGCGGCATTGGTAATAGAAATACCTGTGCCAGCCGTTAGTGTTGCGGGCGTGGGTGTTCCGCCAGTTGATCCTATAACAATTTGACCGTTAGAAAGGGAGGGCGTCAGCGTTGGGACTCCGCTATTATCAGTTACCAAAACAGCGCTATTTTGAGGTGTCACTTGTGAAAATGTGACAGTGTCTAATCCAAAAAATATTCCGTTCGGAGTAAGTGAGCTTAATCCGGTTCCACCATTATCTCCCGTCAAAGGAGAAGAAAGAGTTAAATCATTAAATGTCACACTGCTGGTTGGAGCGATATCTTGCGGCGTTGTTAAGATGACCGATCCACCCGTAGGTGTTCCGGAAGTTCCGTTCACTAAAACTTGATTTGCCGTGCCTTCTATATCTGTTACAACGGGCGCGGAGGTAAAGCTAAGATTCCCAGCGCCATCTGTTTTAATAAATGTTCCAGCTGCACCGTCCGATGTTGGCCATGTCAATTCATCTAAAATAATTGCGCCATTATTTTTAGGCTGAATAGATATATCAATATCGGTATCTGAGCCTTGTGCCGTGTAGATGACCGCGGTTCCAGTCAAAGAATTAATGAGCTTGGGATAATTAACAGCAGAAACACCCGCAGTGGCATACTGAAGCATGTAGTTACCGGAAACATCTTTTATTCCAAGACCCGGAAATGCAAATTTATAGTTATTGACTAGATCGCTTGATCTTAATCCCACAACTACATCGCCGAAGCGACATTCTCCGCCATCAGTAAACTGATCAAATTTTAGGTTAGCCATCCTTGGCACCTCGAATTAAATTACTAGTTATTTGTTCCTAACGAATAGAACACAACACTCACATCTGTTCCTGCCGTAGCTGTATAAAAATGCAAAACATCTCCTGCTTTGACTTCTCGACATAAACTTTTTGCATCATTAATTAACTCGGAAGTAGTTGATGCAAATGTTCCACCCACTGGAACCGCTGCTGTTGCATTAAGCGCAACCCAAACAAGTCCGTTGTTTTCTACTTTCATGACAGCTTTATAACGCTGTGCATCGGATGGAACTGTTAGTGTTGTATCAGTCGTTGCAGCAAGTGATGCGTTATATTTTAAATTTGCAAATCGCAGGCCAAAATCATCGACTGGTTGCTGTGATAAATAAGGGGTAGGTATCATAAATTTTAGTCCTTTAAAAAATTAAACAATTCCGAGTCTCGAATCTATTACATAGTGAAATTGGTAATAACCTTGATTTGCAAGGTTATATGCTCTTGCAAGCAAAAGAGTTGCGCTAATCGCTTCAATTTCAACGCTATATTCATTTATAGCGATTGCATTCCAAAATGAATTAAATGGTTGATTAGCAGTAGTGTCGCCGCCTCCTGGCACAGTAATAACACAATGAATTAAATTCAATGTGGCAGAAGTAGGAGAATAGAAACTCAAATCTGGCGTAGAACGCTTTGCCGTTTTATAAGTTATAGAAAAAGTTTTTGCATAAAGGTCGTCATTTCCTCCATTAAGCACCAATGGCGCGTTATGAATAACATTTCCCACTTCTGTAATGCTCCCAATAGGTGTATTGGGAGAATATGTTTTTTCATAATAATATTGGCACTTTCTCAATACTTCATCTTTCGATTCAATCGCTGGTCTGCATGGGATATCGCCCGAAATTAACGAAACAGAATTTACTGTTATCTGTGTCGATGCATCGGGATAATGGAACGTCACAAAAATAGCAAACTTGTCGGTATCACCTATTTGAGTCGCGTCTACAATTTCCCACCCTGAAAATCCATAATCATGCTGCCCGCTATTAATTTCTGTGTTGTCAGAAATTTTCTTTAAATTAAAAGTAGGAATATCAAGACCACTTCTTGGTATCAATGTCCAGTTAGCGGCCGTTAATGTAAGGGTTCCATCAACCGCTAACGTTGCAATATTAGTCGGAAGAGTTGGGATAGTTGCGGCAGAACTTCCACGATACAAATATATTCTAGCTGTTACCGCATCGTTTGCTGCGCCAAAGTATGAAAATACATTAACGGAAAGTCTCGTGCCGATCATCGCTTTAACTTCAGCACCGCTTAAATATTGCTGAATATAAAAAGAATTATTTGTTCCAGCGCAAACAAAAGTTAATCCGTTAGTGGTTGCCGATAATTGATAAGTGATAGCCCCGCCGGATTGTCTTAATGCAATCGTTTGATCTGCAATGTAGTCAGCTGTTGTTCCAACACTTCCCGATGTTCCAAACTGATAAGGATTTAAAGGAAAATCCCATCCGACTAAATAACTCGATACTCTTTTGAAATTATTTCTCGGGATATAGTAATCGCCTTGAAAAGCTTCATTTCGATTTGATGAATCTAAATCAAAACTTGTAAGGTCAATGGATTTTCCAGTCGTTGGAACAACCTGTACGGCGCTTACCCTTACATGGGAGTTTGAAGTAAAAGACAAATAAATATCAACAAAGCCGTCGCGGCCACTATTCGTATCATTAGATAAAGGAATTGCATCGGTTGATGCTCCTGTCAAAATTTTATAGCTTGATTCAAATGTCCCATCGATGATCGTCACAGGAGTGCCGCCACTCGATTCGTTATAAAACATCTGAATACCGGTGGTTCCTAAATTTTCATTACGCACTAAAACACTGCCGGATAAAAACAAACTGACATTTGATGTACTAGCCCATAGCCCTGAATTGTAAAAATATCGCTGTCTTAGATAACAAGCTGTGATACCTGCTCCCACTTGAACGTCTAAAATGTAAGGTGGGCTTGTAGGAACTTTATCATTACCTGTAACAGCTATCCGTTGAACCGTTACATTTCCTGTACCGCTAATAACAAAATCCCAGTTAGGCGCGAACTCGAACACTTCATTTGTTGCGGAAGAAACCGAAAATGTCGTAGATCGATCTTCGTTGATGAATACGTTTGTGAAAGTAGGATTTGAAATCTGATTGTGCAACCCCACCTGATTGCGTGTTGGATCACTTCCATTTGTAATGTTCGGCCATGCTTCACGCGTGAATTGTGGCACGTCATTTTCGTCAAACACTTGAATATAATAAAGCTCAAGATTACCATCATCATCATAGGGATAGTAGTAAATAACTTCATTATCACCACCTGAATTTTGTACCGTACCAACGGCACTTAATGTGATAACAGAGCCCATGGAAGTATAAGTATAAGCAGGGGGAGAACCTGATAGCTGAAAAACAGCTTTTGGCACAGTGCGCGCAATATCTTTGAAAAATTTTATCTTTCCGTTTGCCAATGGAAGACCATCAACTTTATCGACAAAAAATTGCTCGATGTCGCTTGCAACTATATATCGTTCGTCTAATGCCATTTGTCCTCCTTGACAATCTCAGCATTTATTTTTTAATTTTAAGCTTTATTCTCTTTTTGATAGCTTTCCATAATTTGTTTAACAATTTTATTTCTATACTCTTCTGAAGTTAATTTATTAACAAATGGTCTTGCTGCGATTCCGAAAGGTGCTTTTAGTAAATATTTAACACTTAATTGATGACCTGTTATTGGATTAGACATCAAGCTCAACGCAGCTTGATTGCTCCCTGTTAAATTTGAAAAATTATCAAATTTCTGTCTTTCGGCTTTGTTTGGAATAAGAGTTCTTTTTTGATTGTCCCCCAAGCTAGACCACAATGTTTTTAATTTATTTGGATTAACTGTTTTTGCATCCTCTTCTCCTTCGAGAGCCCTTGAAAAATAGCTATAGCGCACTAAATCTTTTTGATCCTCATTAAGTCTATCTAATAATTTAGAGAGCTGAGTTACTCTGTCGGATTTTTTTGAATTTTGTAAAAAAGTTGCCACAATATCTTCAGGTGGCCTGTTGTTTTCTGTAAATTGCAAAAGGTCTTTATCTAAAAAGGGATGATAATTTTCTGCATAATTTTTTTCTGCATTCTCAAACTCTTCTTTTAATTCGCTTGATCCGCTTTTATCAATTGATCGTTTTATATCAGTTTTGAGAGCGCTTCCAAGTTTTCCTAATATAGTGCCAGCACCTCTTTGTGTTGAATCTACAGATGACTTAAATTTTCTTGAAAGTTCATTTAGTCTTCCAGCTAGAGTATTAGCTTCTTCCAAAGATGGATACTTAACATTGGTTTCATTTATTATTGGATTTCCTTCTTTGTCGACAATCAAACCTTCGGACGAAGAAGATTTGACAGGATTTTTATAATTTTTCAATCGTTGAATTAATGCCTTTGTTTCTGGTTCATATTGAAGCATTGTTGTATTTTCGATAGATTGAACATATTTATTTGCGCTTTTTGAAAAACGTGGAAGAGTTAATTGTAGCCCTTCTTTTTCTGCCATATTATTCGCTGATTTGTATGCATTTCGTTTCGTCTTTTCAGCCTGATTTTTTGCATTTATCAAAGCCTCTCCAAGCTTTTCACTTACCTCTGATGGCGGAATATTTTCAGGAAGATAGTTTGAAACTATATCTTCTGCTTGATTCTTTATAGCTTGCCCTGTTTCAGCAAGTTTTTGATGCGCGCCAGAGAAAGGAAGTTTTGCAGCTAGATTTTCGATTCCGGCTTTCATTAACGGATTTTCAACTATATTTCCAAGACCAACAGGAACACCTTGGGCCGCTTCAACATTTCGGGCCATCTGCTCAGGTGTCGCGTTTCCCCGAAATAAATTTGACGGCCTTAATGCATTAAAAGCCCATTGACCGCCTTTAAATAAAGGATATCCAACTCCTCCAAAAGCTAGACCGGCAAGTGCGCCGGCTGTTTTATCAAGAGGAAAAGCCGCAGCGCCCGTTATTGCCCCTTCTGTTCCAGCGCCTAATGATTTTAAAATTCCCCTAGCAAAAGGATGACTTTGATCTATCATCCCCGCAAGTTTTTCGACAAATGGAATATTGCGTGCTGTTTTAAGAAGAGGCGAAATTATTCTTCCTTCGGGCATAGCCATTAATGTCATTTGATTAATCATTGTTTCATCTGGACTAAACATATCAGACGTTGGCTTTTCCATCGCGCCAAGAAAAGTGTCAATCGAATTAGGACTTGGGTTAACTCCTCTTCTTTTTAATTCGTCCTCAATTTCTTGTTGAGAAAAGCTGGGCGCATTAGGAGGCAACGCTCCTCGCCTAATAAGCTCTTGCTCTACCTCATCATGAGAGTAATCCATTATTTCTTACCTCTCTTGTATTGCCTCATCAGCTCTTCCGTTGAAACACCATCGAATTTATTTGGTGGTGTCGGAACACCTTCATAAGCAGAGGGTGATTTAAGAGCCCTCGTATAAGTTCCGGTTTCGATTCCAAGAGTTTTTATAAAGGCGTTATATCTTGTTAAGGCGGTTTTCGGATCATTAGTCCATGAGACTGGATTAGATAAATAATTCAGCTCTTCGCCAACAGAAGGTTGTATGGAGTCGCCATAGAATTGTCTTACCTGTTTGGCCATTAATTGTGCGTTTGTTACGGCTTTTTGATAATTCAAATATCTATCAGGAGGTCTTCCAACAGAAGCCGCTGCCGTATCTGCTTTTAATTTTAATTGACCATTAAGGCCGCCGTATTGTGTTAAATCTTTAGAATCTATTTGACCTATGGTTGCCTCTATATTTTTTGCATACAGTGTTTTTGCTCTTGTTTGATAATCAGATACTTTTTTCTGCCTATCTAGCATAAGAGTATTAACAATATCTTGTTGTTCATTGCCTGATATTGGCTTTGTACGCCCAGTTCCCGGCATAAAACCTTCCTGCGCGTCTTCTAAATCTTGATCAACTTTGGCAAGCGGGCTAGAAGCTCGTTTGTCTGCGGTGCTGAGCAACTTGTTATAATAAGCATCCAAGGTTTGCTCTTTATGTAAATCAGTATCATAAGCAGTCTTTGCGGCAATATATTGAGGGCTGTTTGATCCATATTGTTTTCCGATCATATCTACCCAAATGGCTTGTCCTATGCTTCCGGGTGGAATTTTACCGCCAAAAGGAAGTGAAGCTTCTCGATTAATTTTCCCGATTTGCGCTTCTTCAAATGCTCTTCTGGTTTTATCATTGAGCTGCTCTGAACTGAATCGTTGCGGCTCTTCTTGGTTCTTCATTTCCTGAAAAGCATTAAGCAATCTTTGCTTCTGAGCATCTCTTTCCATCTGCGCAGGCATTTGCCCAATCTGATATCCTGATGCAAGATTATCAAAAAGATTCCGCAACCAAGGCGAACCTTGTGGCTGAATGTTTGCATAGTTAATAGGTTGAAATGGCATATTAACCTCTTAAAAAAACTTACTGGCAAATCGACCAAAAATACTGCCGCCCTGACCACCTGTAGGCATTTCAAATCCACCAACAGTCCCAATTCCTTTCATGATTCCTTCAAGCCAATCATTTCGTGATTGGTTGTTTTCACGCTGTCCTTGAAATGCCAATTGGCCTTGTGTTCCAAATATATTGGCTAAATCGCTAGTTAATCCTTGCGTTGCATTAAATCCGGTATCGTAGAGATGCTGTTCTCCTTCTAAGCCAGCTCCTTGAAGCTTCATGACATTCGCTAGCCAGTTCTGCATATCCTGACCCATAAGATAATCATCAATGCGAGCTTCGTTTGATATATCCGATAAGCTCCCGCGCATGCCGCCTGCTGCTGCTGTATTTCCAGCGGCTCGATTCATTTCATCACGTTTTAATTGATAATCTTTTGAGGCTGTATAGCCACCCATCATCTTTTGAAGAAATGCAGCGGGGTCAGACGCCATAGAGCTATAAATAGGGTTAAATATATCGTAAGCCGCATTTCCACGCTGAATGTACGGATTGTAATTTTGCCTTTCCATCGGGGCGATTTGCTTGTAATAAGGCATTGCGGCATCCGCTGGATTTTTGCCGCCCCCAAATAAATCATCAAATATTCCCATATCGTAATCCTTTACGTACTGGTAATTGTTTCAATCACACCGCTCGCTGTTTTAACCTGCAACTTTGAAATGCTCGTGTTAAACCATTGTGTACCTACAATCACGAATGGCTCTATTGCCGTAATCTGCGCCGTTGTGTAAGACGGTGGCGTAATGCCCAATAAAGCTGGTGCATTAATTCCTACCGCCTGTAACGCTGCCTGATCGACTGTGAGTGTTTGCGCAAATCCATTAAACATATTGATCAATAAATTCAAAACCTGAAACGTTTGATCATTATAGAGATACGCATCATTAGTCATCTTTCCGTTCTTATCCGTATAGTCCATATCAAAAAACGCAGGAAGCGCTGTAATAGTCATCAATACACCTCCAAAACGCCATTGCCACATACAAATCTTTGAAATCCCCAGAAGCGCAACTGAATCGTAAATTCATTCGCTTGACCCATCTGATACCAACGAATCTGATTACGATATTTTCCTGCTGGATTAAGCTCTCGTCCTACAATATTGCTAAATGATTGATTGCCATTTTTTGAAAATGACATATCAACACGTGGAATAAATTGATTATCATTACATGCAAAATCTTCTGTGATAATGAAATCTCCATTTTGCGCGATAATAAAATCACCGTTTTGTGCTATAACAAAGCCTTGGCAATCTGTAGGATCAGAAGTCAGATAATATTTATTAACGCCTTGCTCGATCCAAAACGTAAACATTCCTGCTCGAAAAATAGATGAATCTTCTTTTCTGACAGATTTACAAATTCTAATGCGTGGTATTTCATTACCCACTGTATTAGGCGTCGTATCATAATCATATGTAATAAGAGAAGGGCTCATTTCATAAATACTTGCATCATTGATCGATGTGAAATAAGTACGTTCATTGAAATAAACCACCTGACGCGCTGGATGGTAATTCATCTTTTCATCAACCACATCAAAAAACATATTGGTTGTGAAGTCATGAATCAATGTTAGATTGTCATCAGGATGGTAAAACGTCAGTTGATAAAACAAATGCCCATCTTGTCGATAGAAAAATCCGCTTGATTGATCAGGATGAGTGATCAGCGAAAGAATATGGTCTATCCCATCTGTTGAAATTCTTTTTGTTGATCCGCCATCTGTTACCATAATGACAGGGGAATTATTTTCATTTTGTGCAAGCCACGCTACAAACTCCTCACTTGCTGCAATTGTCTCGACAGAAACAACGCCATTATCGATATTGAATGACTGAACACGTCTATAGTTTTCTTCGGCGCCCACTTGCGTCCAAATCTCTGCTACACTTGATCCAAGCACAATAACGTTATTTCCTCTCCCAGGAAGACGCACAACCGATAATGCAAAATCTGATTTAGTCTGAATTTCAAATTGTTTATTAACCTTGATTGTAGTATCGGTATCACGTTCAAAAGCATACCAAAACTGCGGATTAATGCTTGTCTTAGATGATGCTATTAAAAAGAATGAATTGTGATAGCTCACATAATTCGGTATGACAGGATTTCCAACAAACACTAAACTCTGAACGGTAAATGTATTGTTTGAGTAATTATAAATATATGCTTTTTCACCATCTACCAAACATATTTGGCTTGATAGGTTTTCAGCAATCGACACAAATCCAGTGGTAGTATTTAACTGTCCTAAAAGAATCGGAACTAAATTATCATTCAAACGAAAAACGCTATTTCCTTCAACCGCGATTAAAAATCCACCGCGTATTGAACGAAATAACGCTCTTCCTTGGCCGGTTGATGTGAACTGAATTTTCTTTTTAAATCCAGCGTAATTAATTAACCAACCATCGGAGATAAACATATTGTAAGTGCGTTCAGCGCTAATTTTAGGATAAATCCCAAACGTGCTTGAACCTACGATATTGATAGGCACTTGTTCAGCATTTTGTACGGCTCGTGAAGCGCTCATACTGGCCACCAGCCTTTTCCTAAATTCGCGAACGCGTAGTTAAAGCCACCACGTTTTTGTAGAGTGGATGATTTCGTTAAGCGAAGATCAATCAATCGAGATTTTTTGGCAATCCATGATTCGTATTTACTTAATTGACGAATCACATTCGGAGGAGTTGCAAAGTTATATTCCGAGCAAATACGATCTGCTAATGCATAGCGTAAATAGGTTCTATAAAATTGATCAAGCGTTAAACTTAAGTCTTGCCCAAGCGTAACCGAGGGTAGCCGAAAAATACCATGAATTTCCATCGGATAATTTCGATCTGGTTTAAAATATATGTAAAGATTTCCACCGCCAAATTCCCTTTCAAAATACCATTCAAATGGTAAGGTTTGGATGTTTTCTACACGACTGGAACCGAAATACTTATTACGCTTTGTATATTGCATCGCGTATCGCACTTGGTCTAAATAAAAGACGAGCGTATCTACTGTAATAAGATTCGGAATACTGTAAATTTCTTGTCCGGTTACAAAATTCGCCGTATAAGTGCTTTCATACGGTATCATGGCTTGATCAACATCTTTTTCGCCAATGATATCGTTTAACCAGAGAAGTCCTTCGTGTATTTGCTCGCCGCTCACTGTTTCAAATTCTTTTGAAACAACGCCGCTCGCAGTGAAAGACCCAACAATCAATTCTGTTGTCGTGTAGGCCATATAACCTCGCTATTAGCCCTCTTTCGAGGGCTTAATAATCGATTGTTTACTGAGGCGGATATAAATAATCTTTATAGCCAGCCATTGTCAGCGTCAATGAATCGCTTGCAGAGACCTTGTAAAGAAATTTAGTGGTTCCAAGTGCTCCGATCGCAGGCACAGTAATAGTTCCTTGTTGTACGGCTGCAACACCACACCCAAAGCGAACTAAACCATTTGTAGCCGTTGAGCCATCTGGCAAGAAATGAGCTACGTTTGCAGCGCTATTAGGTGTATATGTCACTCCTAAAAGCACTTCAGTAGAGATAGGAAGGCCGCCTAAACTTGCTGTTAATGTGACAGCTGTAAAAGAAGTATCACTTCCACCTGACAAAAGAGTTTCCGGAACATCGAAGTAATATGATCGAATCATTCCTTCGCCATATTGATAGAACTTCCTGATATGCGTTGATCCATCGGTTGAAACAAATCCAACACGTCTAAACATATCGTAGCCTTTGGGAAGGATGGGATCATTTGTGCTAACAGATGCGAGACCTGCTGATGCATTATATCCTGTCGAGTCACCGATTACGAAAATTGCATAACGTGAACTAGCCGCAACTGGACGATCTGTTCCATTCGCGCCAACTACACCAATATTAATGGTTGCACCTACTGTTTCTTCATTAAAAACATAAGTGCCAAGACTGATGTCATTAATATTTAAGCTATCTCTTGCCTGACCTTCGCTGATCGTAATATGTGTATCATCAACCCATGCAAGTGACAGACCTGTAATATATCGTTCACCTGCGTTTACAATCGGGGTTTGGGGAATTGCAGTCATGTTAATCTCCTTGAATTAAGCTGCTCCGTATAAATAATCATCGAAACCAATGACATCGAGGGTTAAAGAATCCCCTGCATTGGATACTTTATAAAGTATTGAAGATGCTCCCGGGCCACCTGCGGTGGGAACTTCAATAATTCCTTGCTGCGCTCCCGCAACGCCTGTGCCAAAAACCACTATTCCATTCGTTGCAGTTGATCCGAATGGCAAGAAATGAGCTATATTGGTGGCAGAAGCGGGTGTATAATTAACTTTGAGATAGGCTTTGCATGGGATAGATGGAAATGCCTTTGCAAGACCTTCTAAATTTAATTCGGTGAAAGATGTGGCGTTTCCTGCTGTTAAAACATTGATCCCAACATCTAAAAAATTAGTCCTATAAAGCCCTTGTCCGTATTGTGATATCTTTAAGAAATGGGCTGATCCATCAGTTGCAACTACACCGATTCGTCTGAACATGTCATAGCCAAGCGGAAGGATAGGATTATTCGAGCTTGGGCTTAATAAGCCCGCGCTTGGGTGGTATCCTGTAGAATCCCCTATGACAAAAACAGAGTATCGTGTGCTAACCGCAGCGACCGCTCTATCCATTCCATTTGCACCAATAACATCTCCATCAATTGTGGCTGCTATGTTCGTCCACAAAGGCGATCCAGTATCAAATGTACCTAAAATAATATCATTTACATTCAGACTGTCTCTTGCGAGACCTTGAGTAATAGTGATGGTTGAATTGCTTCCCCATCCCACATTAAGTCCATTTACGTAAACATTGCCAGCATTAACAATTGGCGTCTGAGGGATCGCGCTCATGCTGATTCTCCTGAAAATTTTTTAATATTTTACTTGACCCCTATTTACATAGGGGTCATTTGTATGTTAAACTGGCAATGCGACCATCATTGCATATTCATCAACCAACGTTTTACCCCAGATGACATCATGAATGGTTCCACGTTGATTCTGTCCAAAGAGCGAGCCGTAGTACATACGAATAGAAGCACCACTATTTGGATCCATCGAATCAGATGTTGGATAGGGAACTTCTTCCGGAAGCTTTGGCATAGCTAAAAACAACGGATTACCAGACATAATCAAACCGCATCGATGATCAGGCAGTACGGTTACTTGCATGCCTGCAACAATCGCATTGTTGATGTTTTGGTTCTTTCCAGCTGTCGCTTGTAAGGGTGGATAAATATCAACTGTTACCTGAGAGCCAGCGGTAGATGCAGCATCAGCAGTTGCTCTGAATTGCACAGGGCTTTGACTTGGTTTGTGTCCGATGAATGTTAAGAAGCGAAGATTTGGCTTTCCAGAAATGCCATCACTAAACATGAACTTGTCATAGGCTTTAATGGAATCAGGATCACTTGCAGCAGTTGTACCACTAAAAGTAATTTGTATCACGCCGCCATCTGCATTGGTTACAACGCTTACGACAGTTAAAGCAGCACCTGCGTTACCCTCAGTTCCCGCTACATGGGTTTTCAAAAGATTTGATTGATACCATTCACAATTAGAGAATGCACCAATTTCCCAGCTATTTGCTTCGCGATTGCCGCGATTCAAAGTGAATTGATTTAATCCACTGTTTACGACAGCAGGGAAAGTCAAGTCAGACAAATAGCCTTTAGTATTATCTTTAGCAGCCCCAAAGTTTCTAAAGAAGGCTAATGCATTTGCGAGTTGTCATTCATATTCAAACAAGGTCGTTAATCTTGCTTCGCCTTTCGGCTGCTACCGATCTCTCGGTAGATTAGACTATATCTTCATCCACTTTCGTGGAGCTGGGCGCTTCCTCTCACTTGAGAGTACGGTCTTTCGACCTAGTCGTTGCTCCTTCCTCGATCTTTTGAGGCTTGGATCAGGATTATCTACTTGAGATTTCCCCTGAGTTCACCCAGTTACATCTGCCTATTACTAGGCAGCGACCCTAAACTTAAGGTATGTCGAAATCGGTGTTACACCATCCCCATAAAAACGGAAAGTATTCGTTTCGGCAAGTTCTGCGACATCTGCTTCTACTTGTGTGCCAAGTTCCGCAATCGCTGATTTACCGAATTTTTCCATGTAATCGCGAACATTAAAAATAAATTGTTGCGCTGTAAATTCGTAAGAAGTTGATGCCTGCTTATCAACTTTTAATGGTTGTACGCGCTGTTCTGCACCCTGAAAGCTTGCAATCAAGCTATTCGTAGTGGTGAATCGCGGAGGTAGATCAAACGTAACCGTGTCGCCCAAATTTTTCGGAACACTATCATTGAACCGTTCGAACTTTTTGTTACTAGTGCTAATAAAAGCAAATGAGTTAAGTAGTAAGGCAAGGTTCGAGTCGTTATACGTCTGAACCTGTTGCAAAATATTGACTGGCATTGCAAATGCTCCCTGTCCATGTGGAGAATCAAATTGCAACGGTTATGAGTTCTAACCTCTAAGCCAAGGTTGGTTTTGCAGGTCTTGAATGCTCATCTTTCCGTTGCTTCCCGAAACAACGGAAGGTTTCAAACGGTCGAGTGGCGCATTCGTAACTTGAGATTCAGCATCCATCTGAGCTTGTTTATTAGCATTGATCGATTGAGCGAGCTTTGCTAATTCAGCGGTCGCTTGTCGTGGGTTACGTTCAGCTAGCCTGTCAAGTCCGGCCATTTTTAACGAATTTTTCGAAAGGTCGTAGACGATATCTGCTGCGTTATCCATTCCGGAAATTAAATACATCAATTGCGGAAAGGCAGCGGGGTCAAAATCTTTCGTTACTTCGTCAAAATCGGAGTACTGAGATTTGCCTGCGTTTACCTTCGTTACATACGACGTTGCAGCTTGGTGCCAAGCATCCTTGATGGCCTGATGGCGTTCCTCTTCTGCTCTCTTTTGTAAGTCTTGGTTAAAGCGTTCCTGCACTTTTTGATAGATAGCATCTGTATCAACATCGCGAGGCACTTCGCTATTCCTTTGCTGTTGTGCAGCTTGGATAGCTTCTGTTTCTCGCTGTTTTCTCAAACGCTCTTCAGTCTCTCGTGCAGCGGCATTTCTCTGAGTGGCAACAATCTGGGCTAACTCATCCCGAGTAAATAGCTTTTCCGCATCCTGCGGCTTTCCAGACATACCACCTTGTACATCCATTCCATTAACTTGACTTTCGTCCATTTTTCATCTTCCATGATGATTTTTTGACCCGCTTTCATCAGCGGTAACGACTTTTTTTGACCCGCTAGTCTGCGGTAAGTTTGATTTGATAACCCAGTTATCTCTGGTACAGGGCGTTTCATTACAATAAGTCTTAAGGAGATATATTGATAAATTAAAACTAAACCCTAATTCTATCTTATACTGTCAAGTGTCAATGTCAATAGTTTTTTCATGATATTTTTTAAATTTTTTGTTGATTGCCTCTAGCGACTTTTTCATATTAAGCATTCTTACAAGATCGATTTTTGCTTTATCAATGCCGTATGTATAGAGGTTCACGCGATCCACTTCCTTTAAATCCCGCTCATTGTCGATTAAAAATTTAAGTTTTTCATAAATACAGTCGATTGATTCATACGCGTAGTGCAGCTCTTTATAAATGCTATTTTCAAACTTTCGGGTGGAAGCCATGAAACACCTATTCAAACAAGAAAATTAATGATACCATTCAATTTCTGTGGGCGTTTCGAGAACGCTATATGGAGCAGACTAAGCCGCAAAGTGATGAGCTCTGCGGCTTTTTTATTTATTTCATTTTTTCAAATTAATCGCTAAGTTTGCCCGCTTTCGCGTTTTTTTAGTTTTGGCATTTTTTGCTTCACTTTTTAACTCGCCCATCTCAAGCGGTTTTCCTTTTTTCGCGCCCATTGTTTTTCGAAGTGCGCCTTTACCAGAAGGGCTTATAGCTTTCTGAATCCATTTCTTAACCATTATGATTGCTCCTTTAAACATGCGTTTGTGGCCTCAATTGTTCTTGAATATGACTACTGACCTTGATTGCAGCCTCAACCGCACTTCGGGTATTCTCTGCATCAAGTTCAGCTGCTTTTAATTCGTTTTGTACGTCTGCATTTCTGATCTTACTGATTGTCTCTAAGAATTTAGTTTGTGAATCGCGTTCTTTTAATTCCAAGTTTGCAGCATCGTTTTGTGCTTTTTCTTGGATCATCATCAGACCCACTTGAGCTTCTGTTGGAGATTGAATCTCTTTTTGCATTGCCATCATTTCCATGGCTTGCTTTTTAGCTTCCATTTGCATTTGGCCTTGTTGTTGCTGCATCGCCATTGCTTTCATTTGTTTTTGTTGAGCCATCCACTTATTGGCTTTTTCTTTGAGCTCATCAATACCGCGCATTTCGATATTATCAAGCAATGTAGGCAATCCTTCTTCATTAAAGAATTCTGCAAATCCTTTGTTAGCTTGTGAAAGCTGTATCACAGTCTGTAATGCCATTTCTTTTTGCATCGCAAAGTTAACGCCTGTTTCGACCTTCACTTGCAAGGAGTTCGGATCGTAATTCATGTAAAGCGATCCGCGTTTATTGATCTCAACAAATGATCTCTCGCCATTTGGTTTTAGAATAGGAAGGCTTCGAGGAGTTCTATAATATTTTGGAATAAGATCAACAATTATCTGTGCCACACGATTTAATCCTTTAATGTATCCAACAATATAGGGAACAGATGCGCCATCTCCCTGAATTGCGCTTCTCGCAAATGCGATACCGGACATCGCAGCATTATTCATTCCCATCGAAGGATCGTACGATCCTAAAATAGTCTGCGTCATCTCATCAGACATTTTAAATGTATTAGTGATCTCAGGGGGAATAGGGGTTCTCGCAACTTCACGCGGTGCGGGCAACGTGACATTGGGATTATTGGTATCTAAAAAATGATTGTATACCAGCGTATCGGCTTTCTGTACATTCTGATATGCGTCTTGATAATCTTCCGGAATGGACTCAATGGCCACAATAAATTTATGCTGAATCGTATTTTCCAGTTCATTGCCAAGCGACTGTCCTGCAAAATTCTTTAATCGCTGAATACCTTCTGCATGATAAACATAAGGACGCGTCATCTGTGTATAGTTGCTCCCATCTTTTATAACAACGCTATTGCCATCGATAAAGACAAGGGGTAAATATTTAAAATCAGTTTCTTTATATTCCAATACCCGCGATTCACAAAATCGATATCGGCAAATATATTCGATAATTGTTTTACGTTTATGAATGGGAATTGGCATTTGTTCAACATAGCCTGATGCATCCCATTGTTCTTTAAATTTGTCATATTCTTCTTTTGTAATGCTATGGCCATTAGATAACTTATAAATCGTTGCGGGCTTTGTTTTTTTCTCGTAAAAATCACATACTAAAACTATTTTTTCTCTTTCATTTTCAAATGACCAGTCAAAGCCTGATAAATTACGCGTATATTTCATTTCCTGCGCAACTTCTTCGCCAAATTCATCCTCGAATTGTTTCTGTGTCATGGGATAAATTTCAGCGCAAAAGCGTCCATCACCTTTATGAGATTTTCTTGCTAATGGATCAAATACAGTAAGCGTTGGATCAAACACTCGCTCAACACAGATATTCTGTTCAAAGCTCATTTCGTTAACGTAGTCGGTATATACGCGAAGAACTGAAAATCCGCCTGCCAGCAAATCAGAAAATACGTTATAATCAAGCATGTCATTTGCGCCATCGAAGAAGATGGCTCGCAAGTGCGCTTCAACAACATTCAGTGTCGCAATGAATTCATCATTTAAGAGATTGAGCGGAATGCCATCGGCTGCACGAACGGTTAAGCTTGGTTGCTGCTTAGCAAACTCACCGCGTTTTCTTGATACGAATGATTCTAGGATGTTGAATTCGAGAGTGGGATAACCGTTGTCGGCCAGTGTGCCTGCTTGATCATCCGTAAGAGAGGTTTTAAAGACAAACTTAACAAACTTTTCAAAACGATCGACGTTTGCTCTGTTTGCTTTCTGTGCTTCTTCAACTTTCTGCTTAAGATCGACTAAACGATCAGCATGAATCTTAGCTAATTCGGGCATTCCTTGCCTCGCTCGCGCGAATCCGTTTGCGCAATTGATTATTCAAGCCTATGTAAATCCGTTTCTGAGACTCCTGTCTCGTGTCAATATTGTATATCGTTTTTTCAATAAGCGCGATACGTATCGAATCACTAAGGGTATCTGCTATATCGTCATGTCTGTGGGCATCATTGGCCGTAATCTTAGACATATGATCAATACAGAGGTTTTTGTGCTTAGCGCCTGTCGTAAAGGATATGCGTTTTTCGGCAATGTAAGGCTGCATTTCAAGAAAACGTTTCGTTTTACTTCCAGAATCTCGCGTTCTTTCAACCTCTCGAACAGAAAGCCCTCTGATATTTTTTAATACGCTGACAAGGGTTACTCCTGTTGATTTCTTTTCAATGGCGGCCATCAAAGGCTGGACAGGATGAAGTGTACAATTTGCATGAAAATCAATGAAGGCTGATTCTAGGTCTTTAGGCTCTATTCGCATTTCAACGCAATCTAGCCAGTGAAGCCCGAGTTTACCTGTTTTCTTGCCGTAGTTTTCAATTTCATATACGCCCCAAAAGCTAAATACAGTCGCATCATTCCATGATTTATCTGTTTCGGCGGTATCTGCTGTAATGAAGGTTGAGAGAAATTGGGGTTCTTGATCAAGCTCAACAAACCATTCTGGCTTAAATAAAGCATTGCCTGAAGGAACAGGCTTTTGTTGATACTGGCTCCAATAGACATATGGGGATTTTTCACGAAGCGCTAAAAGTTTTTCAAGCGGCATCATTTCGGGATATAACGCATTCCCTGCCCCATCAATGGATTCCAAGACTGTTTGATGCCATGTATCGGTGTCTTTACCGCTTATAAGATAGTCAAATAGGTCAGACTCATGAAGCCTATGACCAATACAGATAATTGGCACATTAATGCCGCGAACACGCTGACGAATCGTCTCATCATAATTCTTTATCACTCCCTGTCGAATCGTATCTGAATGAACTTCATCTGGCTTATGGGCGTCATCAATAATGACAGCGCCGCTAAATCGATCTAGCGCTGGCAAACCGCCGTCTTGGCCTGTGACCGCGCCGGAGCTTCCGAAAGCCCTTAAAAAGCCGCCATGATTAGTTTTGAAGGCATCCTTTGCCCTGCTGTCTGAATCAATCGAAATATCGAACAGATAGTTATACATGCGCGAGGATACAATACTTTTAACAAAACTCGTATGTTTTTTTGCAACCTCATGAGAGTAAGAAATATACAGAAAATTGGAGTCAGGAAAGCTTGCCCAGCACCATGCAATAAACATCGAGACTAAAGTAGATTTACCTGAGCCGGGCGGAAGATTTAGTATTTCCCTTAACCGCTCAAGTCGTTGTACGTGGGTGAGCGAGCGGCACACTGTAACATGATGACTCTCTCTTCCGATGGGGGCTGATACCAGAAACTCACGGCCAGTAATATGCTGAAAAAAGTAACGGGTAAACTCAATGAGACTGCCGCGAAGACGAGCAGCTTCTTGTTCCTTTTCATAGTCGAATTCCATCTAATTAACATCCATGTTAATTAACATTAAACAGCAATTTATCTTATCAGTCTTCCTTTTTTCATTTGTTTCAATAGCCGATCAAGTCGCTCTTTATAATCTAACGTTTTCATAGGGATTGGTAAATTAAGTTGGATCATGGCTTTTTAAGTTCTCGTTTTTTATTAATGGAACATTTTTAATAGATTCTAAAAATTCGCATATTTTTTTATAAAATGAATTTTCAGAATATCCTGATTCTATCGAAAGTTTTAAAAATTCATCCTTTATATGGTTTAAAAAATTAATTCCAGAATTTATAATTATAATCCAGTTAATTGAAAATTCGAGCATATAATATTCAGAATCATGTTTTTGTGTATGATTATCAATAATCATTACAATATCATCAAGAATTTTGCATTTTTCCATATAAGGTTCTTTCATGATTTATTTTCCTCACTTCAATCAAACCATTTTCAATCAAGTATATTATCATTTTTGCGCGGGCATTGGCTTCTGTTTCATTATCTTCGTATTGAGGATGAATCGCTTTACAGAGTCCAAAAATATCTGAGTATAATGGATATATTGCTTGATCATAGCTCAATAATAGAGATGCATTATCAGTAACCGGATATTTTGAATTATCTGCTGTTATAAAAATTCTTTTTGGAAGCAGCTCACCAAGCTCTCCTACGGTGAAAGCAGCCATTCTTTCATCTTCTGATGGCTCAAAAAACTCATTCAAATTAAATTTTCTAGGCCATATCTCATGTTTAGAATTTTTTATAGCTTGATAACAAAATAAACTTTCCTGCTTAACGCCCAATTCCCTTAATCGCTTGGATAATTGTAACGAACAAACTTGTTTTTCTAATAGCATATTTGTTAGCCTCGCACAGTAAGTAAAACTCTAATAAGTTAGGTGAATATTTATTTATGTTTTCAATTGTCTCAAGATTCATTCGGCGGCTCGGGCAAAGACATCCAGCATTTTATCAAATTTGATATATATTTATTGTTCCATCCTTCTCCTATAAACCAGAAAGATTGATCAGGTAAAAACTCTGCTAATTCTATCAAATAAGAATCTTTATCTTTTGCATAAACCAAAACTTTTTGGTTTTTTTCAGGCAATCGATCTTTAACACTAATCCATTCTTTCATCCCCATACTATTCCGGTTCCTTTGCAACAGTAACAATCGATCTATTTTCCATTAGGGCATTTATGCGGAGTTTTTCTTAACCTTTCATTTTCTTCTGATAGATAATTCAAGGCTTTACCTAAAATACCTATTCTTTCTGCTGCGCCTTGTCTCCAGCGCTTTTCAAATTCACTGAATCTTTTCTCCATTTCATCAAGTCTCGATTCTATTTTCTTGTCTAAAGAATGCTGATTATATGACTGCTCACATACAAAGCTATTTAATCTGCCAATTCTTTCTTCACTATCAAGAACATCTTTTTGAAGCTGTCTAATAGCAGCCCATGTGCAATGACAGACTTCTAATCCAGCCAAACAATTAGTGCAAAATAATTCTTTTTCGCCATCAAAAGCGCTCATTAATGGCATTTTGTTTTCGCTCATGAGTTATTTACCCTTTTTCTTTTTCCTCGACTTTCCAGCTTTACTAAATTCGATAGCTATAGCTTGCTTTTCCGGCCTTCCTGAATTTCGTTCACGGCGAATATTCTCAGAAATACCTTGCTTGGTTTTAGCTTTCTTTCCTTTTATTAGTGGCATAATAAATCTCCTTTTTAATGTTATTTGTTTTAGACTTCATGTCTATAATAGCTAATGTAGCCTGGAATAATAAAATAACGATCATTTTGATTAGGGGCATCAGATTTGCATACTATACATTTAACCAATGCTGATCTCCTACAAATTCATCCAACTTCATTAAAAATTTCTTTAAAATTTCCGGAGTCATAGTGATACATATCTCTCTTCCAGAGCCTTTTAACCGGATAATAACCTCATTATCATTAGAAACAGAAACAACCTGAATGTCATCAAAATCAATATAAAAAGAATTTGTGATCTTATACAGCATCAGAGCGCCTCTTGTTTGTTTTCTTCATTTTTATCGCTAGATTCGTTCTTAAAGCTTTCATCTGACGAAGCAGCTGAGTTTTGTGATTCCATCATATTTGATAAAGGCCTCATTTTTATTTGTGCATATTTAATATCTTTATAAATTTCGACAAACAAACTTCTCATTGTTCTAGGAATGTCACAGCTTAATGTAGAGCTTAAAGAGTTAATTTTTCTTTCAAGTTCTCTTAATAAATTTACGAAATTTTCTTTTTTAAACTCGTTATCACAAATAGGACAACATATTTTTAGCTCCATGATTACAAACTCGGCTCTTGAGGCGCTTGATCATTTTTGCTTTCATTCTTAAAATGCTCATATAGCTTCTCTACAAACTCTTTAATCATAGTTTCGATGATAATCTTTAATGCGTCTGACATAGCTTAGTCCTTTATCTGGCTGCTCTCGGAAGTAGGTTATTAATCTCGACTAATAAATCTTTTAAAGCTTCAATCTTGCCTTTATAGAGCCCAAGCTCGAAATCATTTACTTTTGTAATTGATTCGGAATCAATAGCTAAAATAAAATCATTATGAGTGCATTCTATTTCGGATTTTATATGTGATTTTAGTTTGTCGATTATGTTAAACATTAATAGTCCTTTTTAATTGAAACTATATTACACATTCCGTGCTCTAAATTTTCTTTATTGTGATAATAAACTTCACGAAATTTATATAGAAGATCAGCACAATCTAAAGATGAATCAATATAAGCATGCCTATAACCTACTATCATTTCAAAAATTCTGTGGTCTATATAGAGACTGTATTGAATTCTTGTGTTTGTTTTTTCTCCGCTAGAAACTTGAAATTTAAAACTTATTGCAATATCTCCGCACTCATGAGAAATCTTTTCAATTAAGCTTGTTAAAAGATAAACTTCTTCTGGATCAGGAAATTTAAAATTCTCATCAAAGGGAAGACTATGATAGCTATACTTAGTATTTATTTCTTTAGGATTTTTGTATTCTGACATCAATAATCCTTTTTATTCTGCGCATCAAGCTTAGCGCGAAGCTGTCTGTTTTGTTCTTTCAATTCTTCGTTCTGTTCTTTCACTTCTTCATAGTCTCCGTAAATTCGAGGAAGTAATTTAATTCCCATGAACTTTCGAGTATCGATTTTTAAGCGTGATCGTGCAACAAGTTCAGTGTTAACTTTTTCTTTACCATCTTCGCCTACAATATAGTCTTGGCTTGAGTCGTCTGCAATATCAATTGTGTCTTCAACTAAAATATCAGCTTGTTGCCTTTTGGCTTTATCGAACAAGGCGGAAAACTCTTGATAATCGAACCGCCATTCGCGAATAGTATCAGCGTTAGGCATCCATTCATGCATAGCGCAAATCTTTCTTATTCCAAAAGGAGTTATTGCAACAATTCGACATATTTCTTTAGCAAGCTCAGGTGTGTACTTCGTCGGTCTTCCGCCGGGATGTTTCTTTTTGATGGGCTTTTCGTCTTGCTTGGGATTTTGACTCTGATTGTCGGATTGCATCCTGCATTCCCTCAATGTCTTGTTTTGCGTGTTCCAAGGTTTTCATTTTGCCGAGACCATTACACATCGGGCATGTCACTTCAGTGCCACCCGTGTTGGTCATGGAATACGCGCCATGAACTTTAAATAGTTTTTTCCGTCCTTTGCAGCGTACACAGCGTATTAAATTCTCATCCATTGTATAAATATCCTACTAAAAAAGCCAGAGTTATCAACATTTTCTGTGGAAAACTCTGGTAATAAGGATTATAGCACTTAGAGCGTAGCGGGTTTGAGCATTAATGTCAAAATTTATTCAGAAGAAAAGCTTTTTGATTGAGAATTAGAGCGCTCGTTGAGCCATGCAATAACATGAGATTTTCTATAAAAAATTTTACCATCCATATATACAAAATCTATCCCTTGCTGGCTGATGCGATCAAATTGAAGCTCTTTACTGCTACGGCCTACAACGCGCGAAACTGTTTTGTCTGTAAAAAATTCTTGAATCGGCGCATCCCAAAAAGCTTTTATTAATTGAAAATCTCTGTTTCTCATAAAAAAACAATCCTTATTAACTTTTTAAAGTGCGTATCGTATAAAAACTATTAAATTGCATCAATAAAAAATATGTTGGGGTGATAAGTGGGGTGATATTCGGGGTGATAAGTGGGGTAATGAAACTATTTAAAAATATTTTAAATAAAGTGTTGACTTATAATTACTATAGTATTACTATGGTAATTATAAAGAGTGATTAATTAACAGTTAAGGAGATATAGCAATGACTTCAATGTCCTCACAAATAGAATCAGCAAAAAGAACAGTTCAATTAATAAACAATGAAATTATGGAAAATAAAATAAAAACTTTTGATGATTTATCAATAGCTTTTTTAAGGTATCAAGACACTATGCAAAAGGAAGGAAAAGCACCTCTAACATGGAAACAATACATAGATACTTGGAATTTTATTCGTAACGAAAAATAAAAAGGAACCCCATGTCAACAACCATAAAACGCGTCACAGTAGCTCTAACAAAAGAAACGCTTAAACAACTAGAGTTTCTGAAATCAGAGCTAGGCGATAACGCAAATCAAGTAATTAAGCGGGCGATACAAGAGCTTTATTCAAACTTAAAAAAGGAAAGTAAATAATGAAACCATTTATAGAAAGTGCATTACCTATGATTGATACAAATCAACTAACTTGGAAAAATATTTTTTATAACGAAGAATTAGACACTTTCAACAGAGTATTATCAGTTGAATATACAGAAGAAGCCGAATACAGAAATGGGTATTTAATTCGAGATGTATTAATTGATCTCAGAAATGAACAAGAAATAAGACATCAATCAATAATATTTATCCCAAAAACTTTATAGAATCTTCAGGCACAAAACGACGGGAGTAGTAGCAACATTTCAAACTTATGATGTTTCAATCGTTTTAAAAATAGGAGGTTTCAAATGCAAATGAAATGTGATGTGGAATATAAAACTAACGAAGAGCTACTAGAAACATTGCTCTTAACGTGCACCGGTGCTGAAATAGAAGAAGGTATGCGAAGAGCGGGTGAAAAAAACTTACAGCGCTTAATGGAAGTTAAAATGTTTTTCGGGATAGTGTATGAAAAAATCAAGGAAGCCAAAGGAGTTCTCAAATGGAATTGATCAAAGAATTATTACCAATCTTGAATCAGGTAATTGAAACAAAGAAATGTTCAATCAATATACACAACATCGATAACGAAGTTGTCATCAATATTAAAGAACGCTTTAGACGTCAAAAGACTTTTAAGAGCACCCAGAAATCTGATCTGATCTCTGATCTAGCTCATTACTGTAAGTCTGCATAGATTGAGAAGAGGCGTCATTACTCAATGGCGCTTCTTTTTTAACCAGCATTTCGATCTTTATAGTGGTCAAGGTATTCTCGGTACCACGTATTCGCAGCTCTACGGCCAAATCCTTGGCGCTCAGACGGTTTTTTCGCTCTCCCCATACCAGAGCACCACTCCGCAAGATAACGCCCCAGAACGCGCCTAGAATCATTTTTAGGAAGGCTGAACATTCCGTCGTACAAAAATTTGTAATCGTCCGCCAGTAACTCATATCCATTTTGCTCGCAATAAGCTTTAAAGCTCTTTAGCCGTGACATCCATGACATGGCTTTGTCTCCCCCTAGTATAACGGTTTATCGTCGTAGCGGCGTTGTTTTCCTGTTTTGTCTTCATATTTTCGCTTTGGTAGCTCAGATTCGAGAAATTGAATGAATTTCTTCTGCCAATTTTTAGACTTGGTTTCATGTTTGTCTCGATGAACCTTAAAAAATTTATCAAAAAGCTCATGTGTCGTCATACCGCATCTAACTGCATGTTCATTTAGAGCTTTTAGACAAGCCTCGTTAGGAAAAAAATCATAAGGTAATAAACAAAGAGTGCCGCTTTTTTTGGTGTTCTCGCCAGAGTTATCCACAGATGCAGGAGCACTATTTGGTTTATTATCTGGTTTATTATCTGGTATAGGTTGGTTAGTTCTAACCAAAGGCTTGGTTGATTCCAACCTATCCTTTGGTTGATTCCAACCAAGGGTTTCCGATATCAATTCTTTCAATTGAGGAAAGAATAAAAGTGATTTATCTGTCAATGAATACCATGTTGTTTTGTCGTAAGATTTATCATTGAAATTTCCTAAGACAATAAGATCATTTTTTAAACAATAATTTATAATGGTTCGGATGTTTTGGCGTGACCAGTATGGAAACAATTTGGTGAATGCCTCCTGGGAGTTGTATGTCCAAAAACTACCATCTTTGAGATGGCGTTTATTGGCTACATTCTTTTGAATCCAGAAAGCGATATTATTTAAAAATATTGCAGCATTGACCCCATGCTGTTTAGCAAGGTCAACATCAAAATGATGTTCCATTTTAAAATTTCCTTTTCAAATAAAGTAAAAAAAATAAGCAAACCCCGCGCTTCCAATGCGCAAATAGCGGAAAACCATAATATGATCCGGAAAGAAAAGGCTTGCAATGAGAATTTGTGTTGTTAAAATGATGGGACATAGACTGTTATCCGATTGGTAGTCGATTACGTTTATGTAGGTAGTAAAGCTCTAAAGCCTCGAGACTCAAAGCTCGGGGCTTTTTTATCTCGCTACTCTACGGGAGTAGTGTTAATTGGCTCAATTATCTCACTTTCAGCTTGTTTAATCAATGCGCGATAAGCCGAATAGCGGTTCTTATAAACGAAATCTTCTCTTACCCATTTTTGTTTGTCCTGAGTATAGAAGATGGAACCATTTTGCTCCTGAATTGCTTTAATATGAAAATCAACAATGAGAGGCTGCATATCAGGATTAAAAACAAACGCTTTTTCATTAATCCAGAATTTACCTAATGGATGCTCAATTTCGCCAGATATCGTCTTTAAATCAGTTGATGGTTGTGTCATGTTCTACAGCTCCTTTGATTTCAGATTCCAAATCCTTCCGTGTTTTTTCGAGTTGATCGAGTTTTCTGATTTCTTTGATAAAATCAGAATACCAACTACAAAGTTGGCCACCTATCCATACCGCTGTTGCTTGTGTCTTTAGATCATCACTTTCCATATCATGCGAAAGTGTAATAATGGTTTTCTTGATATCTTCGAAACTTTGATTTACACGATCTATGTAGCCTCTTTTTTCAGCATCTGTAACATAACGAATATCCATGAGTTATCCTTCAAATTATGTCCTATAATTTTGAAACACCTAAAGTTTACTGTATGATGCAATCTTATGGAAGTCGTTGGCGTTTTGGAAACGCGACCCTAAAGCGACTAGCAGATCATGAGCGTCGGCTAGTAGGGTGCTCATAAGAAGGTTCAATTCCTTCCGATTTCCACACTTTGACAGAGGCTTTATGGAAGTCGCGGCACGGACAGTGACGTGCGATCTAGCCTGCGGGGTCTCATCGCGGGAACGTTTAGGCATCCCTACAATCGAGGGTGAAATGATTGAAACTAAAGAGACTAAGCCGGTGCAATTCCGGCCGACTTCCTCTTTATATGAGAAACCAATGATTATTGAAGAACAATTTGCTTTTTACCTTCTTATTTCTGGAGCAAGCTTACTATTCGTATCAGCCTGTTTAATGCTTAAAAATGAAATCAGAAAATACAACAAAAGAGTTGCTCGACACAACAAAGTCATTAATGAAAATGAAACATTTAAAAATCATTATCGATTAATAAATGAAAAACTTCCAAGGGTAACAAATTCAAATTCAACCATAATACCTATCAAGGCAGAGACTTTTCTTAAAGAAGAAAAGAAAAATATTATTTCATTGAAGTTTCCTGCTAATAAAAAACAAAAAGCTATTCATGAGAGCAGCGATTTTGAAAGTCAAACATTTAAAAAACAACAAAGGAGATAGCATGACAGAAAGCTCATTGATGAGAGAGTTTCCCAAAATAGACGAATTAAGCGAAAAAGATCAATACCGCCTTGAGTTATGTTGTGAAGATATTGTGAGAATAATGGATAAATATTTCCCAGAGCTGAGAAAAGCACGACAAGAGCTAGAAGAAAGAATATTTATGACACTTTATTTAGAAACAATTCATATGGGTCTATATAAAAAAAATAACTAAGGATTAATTTTATTTTTAACAAAAGGAGAAAAGCAATGTCGTTTTATTTATTGAAATCAACTTATGTACGAGAACAAATAGGTGATGCCATAATCAAAAAAGATAAAATTGTATCTGCTGGCGCATGCTATTATGATGCAGATGAGGATGGAATAAAGTACTTATTAAATATCGAGCTTACTGGATACTCTGTAGCCGCAAAATTTAATACAGAAGATGAGCTAAGAAAAGAATTAGAGATTATCTTTGAGAGCAAAGAGATAGCCGATAATATTTTAATCACTGATGAAACAAAAGAAGCTAGAAAAAAAAGAGCTATAGCAAAAATGTATTAATATTTAAAAACCGCTAGCGCTAACTAGCGGTTTAATATTTTTAAAACGGAATACTATCGTCATTAAAAGGAATATCATCAATACAGATTGGCTTATCTGATTCAGACTTAACAATATAATCCTTTACCGAATTTTTATCTGGATAAGTTCCGCCATTTGGATTTGGTCGACCAGCTTGAATAGAAATTTCAACATTACCAGATTTTCCTATGCAATCATTAGCCACAAGCTCGCCTGCTTCATATCTACCCAATAATCCCGTAGACTCTGCAAAATGACGAAGCTTAAAGGACATTGCTTCAAGCAAATAGTCATAAATAAAATGTTCACGGCCATTCATATCCCAAACATTTAGTTGCAGTTCAATCATTTCATTTCCGTTTTTTGAAACGGTATCTTTGGCAGCAATGACTTGAAAGTTATAAACACCTGCATCTATTAAATTGCTTCTTTGAATTTCAGATTCTGATTTAGGGGTGAATCTCATGCTGCTTCTCCTTGAATTTTAGATTTAAAATGATCAATGCATTTTTGAATATACGCACTAGATAAATATGTCCAGTCTTCAGCTTCTTCCTTCTGTAACATTTTATCAATAGTTTCGGGTGGTATATGCAATAATGAAACTAAATGTTTCATCTCTTTTATTTGATTTTCGCTAGCCAGTGTTTGAGAAATGCAATCTTTTTCTAATAATTCAACACCATATCTTTTGCTTATTTCTTCATAGCTAAAATCAAATGTTTCATCTTCTTTAAAACCAGTAAGTCTAGTACCTTTGATCATTGCAATTCTACTTGATCCCCTCTTTTGTATTTCAAGAATAAGATCAAACATATAGTCCATTTTTTTATAACAATCAAAAGTATTGCCGAGTAATGTTAATTCTTTGCCAATCATTTGATACTGTGCTTTAGCATGACTAGTAATAATGACATTCATATCCAAACGTAATAAAAGACTGTAAAGATTTTTCATTTGCTTAGCAGCATAATTAGCGTGTCTACCATAATCAGTTCCAACCTTGATTGACCATTTTTCTAAAAGATTGTCATATAAAACGGTCATAGGATCGATAATAAGAGTTTTATATTCATGTTTTTCAGTTAAGAGGGAAGTTACTTCTTTTAACACGTCATCAAAATCATTTGTCTGAAATATTACGCCACCACTTTGCTCTAATAGTTTTACATATTTATCATTTTCAGCGCCGCGTTCAGTATCAATAAGATATGGTTTGGGAAACTGAATAGATGCAGTAGTTTTTCCAACCTTCGCGCCTCCGTAGAAAAAAGCTTTTAATCTTTTCTGTATTGCTTCTGGTTTTTTTGCACGTAACGACATATAACACCTCTTTAGTTTAAGTAAGACCCTATTGGTCTGATTAATAAATCCATAAGAGACACTCTTTCGAATGTCTCTGTAGCATTTATCAAGCGCCGAGCTGGTAGGTAAATTGATAGTCGTTAACAGGAGCACAAGTTTGATCAGCGTTGTAATAAATCAATGCGTCTTTGATTAAGTCTGCAAGATAAGTTTTGTTGTATTCTCGACATCCCTCGCGCCACGCATTAATAAATTCGATTTTTTCATCTTGATCATTCGAATTTTTTAAAAGTTTTAAAAGCGCGGGAAGCATTTTGGTTTTGTAGAAAGCATTATCTGTGCCGGTTGCTTCAGAAGCATATGAAGGATCAGACATGATGAGAGATGCAAATTCTTCTAAGACAAAATCTGGAAGAACATCTACATCTAAATCATATTGACCATCATCAAATTCAGCATAGTGCTTAACGCAATCACGAGCAAAATCACGTAGTTTATTTTTCATTTTTGGTTCTCCTTAACCGTAAATAAGACCAGCGAATTGAAGTATTTCAATGACATCATGTCTTTTTTTATCAATCGCTATCTTTTTAATTATATTTAAAAACGTTGGGATATGCTCTGGTTTTGTTTTAGGGTTATTAACCATTTCAGCCATTTTTGAAAATCCGAGTGATTCAAAACAAATAGCCATCGCGCCGCGTTCTTCTTTTGCTTTGTAACTGCCTTCACTGCTTAAATGATTCATGCTTTATCCTTATTTGTAGTTTAAAATAATATTATCATATAAGAGCGTATAAAAATCAATAGAAATGAATAAAAAAATATTATAAAGTATTATTATGAATAAAGACTTGTAAAGTTATATTAAATTTCGTTAATATTGATAAACTTGGGCGCGCATTAACGAAAACGGAGGTAAATATGCTATTTAAAGACCTAATTAAGACCTTAAGAATGACCTGCTTAGCATCCCAATCAGAACTTGCAAAAATGCTAGATATTAGACAGGCCAGCATTTCCAGTTATGAAATGGGCAAAATAAAGCCAAATCTTATTACACTTAAAAAAGTGATTGATCTTGCTAATCAGAAAGGGATCGATGTGAAATACAGCGATATAAGGAACGATTAAAATATAGTTTACGGCCGAAAATATTACGTAGTACAGAGTAGCTTTTTCATATGAACAAAGGTGAATTTACCACCATTTATTAAGGATGAAAATGAAAGCCATCATAAGCGTTTGGGATGAAGAATCTTATTCACTGAAAGATAAAAAAGTAGAAATTAAAATCTCTTGTAAATGGTGCAAAGGAATGGGCGAATGGTGGGTCGGAGATGGCCCTGGAAAAACAGTTAAATGTTCAGATTGTGATGGAAAAGGTTATAAATATTTATGAAAGTAAACGACTTTAAATTATTAGCTACTCTTCCCGAAGAATATGATTATGAAATATTCAAGCAACCTGAAGGACTGTTAGTAATAGGCAGGTGCTTTAGCACAATTATAGCATTTACTATTTCAAACGATAAAATTTACACGTTAGAAATTAAAGAGAAAGATAAGGATTAAAATGAATATCTATAATAATCAGTTAATAAAAATAGTGTTTGATGTAATTAAATTTATTGATGATCAAGCTGCCTTACAACAAATTTATATAGCATGCGGAAGAAAATATGCTGAGATTTCATCAAAAACAACGGAATTTGTAAAATGACAAACTGGATTAGCGTTAAAGATAGATTACCAAAACACCGTGACAAAGTTATAGCTTACACTATAGGTAGAAATAAAAATAAGAAAGGCATCGTTGTATCAATTTATGTGGAAAATGAGCAAGTCTATCAAGATTTAAAAATGGCTGGTATTCCCACCCCAGACCCTGAAAGAAGAAAGGGCGGCGATTTTTGTAGCCAAGAAATTATTAAAGCTATATTTTGGATGCTAAATACAATATGGTTAACTATTCATTTTATTCAAATAAACAAGGATTAAATAAAAATGGATTTCATTAAAAAACAAAAGTCACTTGTTACTAACCTTGAGCTATCGCAAAAATTAAAAGACCTTGGCATTAAACAAGAAAGCTATTTTTATTTGCACCATGATGTGTATTGTTATGATGATTTAGAATGGCATATCGTTAGCTCTAAAGATTTGCTTTTTAACGAATCATTAAGATTAAACAAAGAACAAAAACCCGATAACTTTATTTCAGCTTTTACTGTCTCTGAATTATTAGAAATAATACCTAAACATATTGATATAAAGCAAAATGAACCTTTTAATAATTTTATGTTTTCATTAACAACTTTTATTAAGGCAGAAGTAGAAAAAGAAAATTTAAAAACCTCATTACAATATTCTGTAAATTATATATGTGATACATGGCGCCCTACCGAACCAAGGCCGTATATGTTTGGCGAAAGATTAACAAGACCAATCTATGATGAAAACCCGGCAAACGCATTATCCAAACAAATTATATTTTTAGCAGAAAATGATCTGATAGAGATTCCTAAATGATTAACCAAGTTATATTAATCGGCACATTGTTAAAGAAGAATTTAAAAACAACAAAATACGGCGATCAGTTTTGTCAGATTGAACTTGTGACAAGCAAAACTTATAAAAGTTCACAAGGAATTAATAAAACACGAACCGCATGGCATGTAGTTAACTTTTACAGGCAGCTCGCGGAAAGAGCATATATGGACACGCAAGTAGGAGAAACCATTTTTATCAGCGGAGAAAACGATAATCGAATAGCTGAAGAAAATGGAAAAATAACATTAATTCATACGGTCAGAGCGAATGAATTTAAAATTCTCAAACTAAATAAGGAATTACAAAATGTACATAAAGTATCGAATTGACTTTTTAGAAAGAACCATTGAATCATTAAACTTATTAAAAAATGATTTCGGCGAGACCCATCATTTTTTAATTAAAATAGATCAGGCGGTTTCTCTTCTAAAAGATATACTAAACTCAGAAAAAAATATTTTTGAAATTGTCATAGAAAAAAATATTATTGCGAATGAACTAGAAAACGAAAAAACTCACAGACAGGTTGAAATAAATGACGGGCTAGTTACAAGATTAATATAATTTTGAGGATTTGATAAATGAAATTTGAAATAGAACAATCAAACTTTAAAAACAGCAATCATCATGAAAGAATTGGGTTTGCTTCAGATTCAATAACCTATGCTACAGTCGCATTAATTAAATCCGGGATTGACGAAGCATCTTTATCAATTCTAAATTCTCAAATTCAACTGATAAGTTCACATTTGTTAAACCTTGTTGTTTTATCAGTTATTCCAAAAGAAGGAGGAAAGAACCAACAAATAATTAGCTCTATAAAAGAAACGATAGATGAGTGTATAAAACAATTTATAGAAACAGCAGATGAATTATATAAAGCATCAATAAAAAAATCGGAGAGCTGTAATGAAAAAGATTGATGATGATCTGATACAAAAATTTAGTCGCTACCTTACAGAATCCGGAAGTAAATTTATAACTGAAAATTTTAAAGAAGGAATTGACTCCACTATAAAACAAGCATTGTATTTCACTATTTTTGGATTTGCCAATGCAATGGTTTTTCATTTAGAAATTTTAGAAAGCGAAATTAAAAAACCGATTTTTTCATCCGTAGTAGAGGTATTTAAAAAAGATTTAGATAAACTTCTTGAAACATTTTTTGAAAAAATCGATAGAGGAAGAATCCATTAATATGCTTAATTGGACTATGTCTTGCATAATTGTTTTTCCAGTGGGATGGTATTTTCGTTTCTCTTCTTACGAAACAATTTCGTTAATATCATTATACGCAATATTTTTTAACACGTTAAATTTAAGAAAATAGAATATGTCAGCGGATGATATAATTAAGATTTGCAAAAAACATGGGGGACTAACAGTAGAGAACACGTATTTAATTAATTCCAAATCAGGAAATACCGCCCGTGCTTGCTCGATTTGCAGAAAAGGATATAAAAAGGATTGGCAAAAAAGAAATCCTGAAAAATATAAAAAATGGGGCTCAGAAAGAAAATATTCAGCACTGAAAGAATTAGAAAATGGAAATGTTAAAAAAAATTGCAAAAAGCATGGGGATATCCCACTAGATAGAATCAGAATAGATACAAGAGGAACTCTTATTTGCAAAATTTGTGACAACGAGAATAAAAAAAATAGTGTAAATAAAAATAAAATAGAATATATAAAAAAATGCAGAGAATGGAGAAAAAGAAATCCTGAGAAATTAAAGCAATATGCTTTAAATTACAAACCAAAGAGAAAACCAACAGACAAAGCAATATATAAAAATAAAAAAAATAATCCATTATTGAATAAAAAAATGCTTGAGCAGCAGAGAAAGAGCGCTCAAAAAGCTAGAGACTCTCTTTCTGATGCTTATGTGCGATCGCAAATAAGAGTGTATCAAAGAGGAGGAAAAAATAATCAAACACGTTTTTATATGAAAGGAATACAAATACCTCAAGAAATAATTGAGCTGAGAAAAATACAAATTAAACTTAATCGAGAACTTAGAAAACAAAGGAAGGTGAGGCATGGCGATTAGAAATACTGATGAGCTTAGGAACTTATTAAGTGGAGTTTTAGAAAAAGTAATAGACGGCAGTGTTGCTCCTAATCAAGCCAATGCCGTATCAAATTTAGTGGGGAAATTTATGCAAACTGTTCAGCTTGATATGAAATATCACCAAATGCGAGACAGTATGCCAAATATTTCATTTTTAAGCGATCAACGAGAAAGTAAAAAAATTACACATGATGAAGATACCGGTGAAATAAAAAATTAGCTCCGGTAAATGATATTACCGGCCGTGAGAGAAATGAGGGTATTTAAAATGAGCAATCAGTGGTTAGACGCGAAAAAAATATTGCCGACAAATGATACCTATATCCAATGTAAATGCAATATTTTATATAAGGAAATAGTTGACTGTCTTTTTATAAATAATCATTTCATACATGAAGGCGACGATATTACAAAATGGGTAACACATTGGAAATCATAATTAAAGAAGCGATTCTATGAAAAAAACAGGAAAACGATACAAAAACGATCAAATAATTCAGATTCCTAGGCATATTTGTGAAGATGTTTTTAAAAATGGGTATGCTTATATTCCATTGATCGATGGCTCATTAAGAAGAATAACAAAAGAAGATTTTTTGTTTAAAAAATCTGAAATAGAAGAACTTTCAAAAAAACTTAAATCTGACGAGATCAAAATACCTGATATTAAAAAGGATAAATAATGGAACAAATTATAAACTGGCCACAAGCATTTACTTTGGTGGGCATCGCCGCATGTGCGGCTATTGTTTTTTGTATTTATTTTATAAATATGCCTTAAGGAGAAAAAATGGCGCTTTACAGAAAAAATCGAGAACTTCTTTCTGACTCTCTTAGAACATCGGTAATTGTTAAAAATATAAATGATCTTCGTCATGCGATTATTAAACAATATAGTGACGATCCTATGCTAACTGCTAAAAATTTCGAAAATTTTAAAATAAAAATCTCTATACCTTATAATGGCTCTTTAGAGGAAAGTTTTGATGATAGATGTGGCTGGTACACACATATAGTTTGTTGCAACATTTTTAATGTTAATGAATTTTGGCCATGCGGGTTTTTAAGCGAACCATTAGAATGAAAATTTTTAAATATGAAGTGCCAGATCAATAAGGAGCCCTAATGGAATTACAAGAAGGAGATTATATTTTAGGATTTTGGTTTGCAAGTGACTATAATCTCGATTGTTGTTATGGCATTGTGAAAAAAACCAATGAAAAATGGATAATTCAACAAACATTTAGATATAACAAAGAGAACAAGGAAGAGTTCGACCCCTTTTCCGGCAAGGATAAGAAAAATATATATTATTATGAAGCGTCTTTAAACAAAAGTGAGAAGTCTATAATAGAATCAATGAATGAAGTTTTTGACGCTATAAAAATAAAATATCGAAATGAATCAGATATGTTTTTTGTTAGAGGGGACGCTTCAAAATTTATTGATATCGCCAAAACTAAGCATTATTTACATTTGAAGGAAATAAAAAATGACATGAAAAATTTAATAAAGGGGAATAAAAAATGCAAGAAAAAAAATATTTTAAATTAATGAAAAGCCTTCACGAATCCCTTGAAACAGCAGCAAGAGAATTTTCCGAGCAATATCTTGAGGATGATGACGATATAGATTCAAAAGCATTTCTAAGTATTAATCACGGCGCAGCAACAGCATTTGTTCTATCACTTATAAATAGAACTTTATTGATTTGCAAGGAAGATGAAAAGAAAGAAAAAAAAATAATGTTTGATCTATTAGTTTCAAATATTAATAAAGCGTTGAGAGAATTTGAATTAAGGATTGTTAAATAAGAAGGTAACAAAATGAAAGAAGAAGAATTTAAAAATTTAATGGAAAAATATGTTGAAACCTTGGTGATTTCTTCAAATAAATTCCGTGATGAACTTATATTAAATGATGACTCTATTAGCAGTGGCACATTTGTAGCCTTAAGTAATGGAGCAGCTGCGGGACTTGTTCTGCATTGTATGAAAAACTCCATATTTTTATTAAAAAATAAGACAGGACACAAAAAACTTATTGAACAAATTCAATCAACATTGAATGATTCGATAGAAAGTTTTAAATCACACGTTTTAAAAGGAGAGATTTGTCAATGAATTATTACATAAAATCAACAAAAGAAGAAACGTCGAAAGAAGACAAGCCCATGATTGATTTGATAAAGCATTTATCTAAGGCAACAGATTATTATATTGAAAAAAATTTCAATAATACTGTTGATAAAGAAAATGCTTCTCTAATTATGAACGCAGCTCTATCGCACGCAGCTAATGTTTGCTTTGTTATTTCAATTGATCAAGCTATTGCTACTAAAAAAGCTTTATTTGAAAACGCAAAAATTATATTTTGTAAGATAATAGATTCTTATATTAAGCAAACTATGAATTAATTTTTAAAAAGGATGCCGTTAAAATATGAATATTGCGACACTTTTAGTGAAAAACCTTTATGATTAATACTTGGTTTATTTCAGATACTCATTTTTCACACAAGAAAATTATCGAATATGAAAAAGAACATCGTCCATTTGATACTTTACAGGAAATGCATGATACTATCATAGAAAGGTGGAACAAAACAGTTAAGCCAAAAGATATTATTTATCATTTAGGTGATTTTGCGTTTGGCAAAGAAAACATAAAAATTGCAGAAAAATTAAACGGATCAAAAAGACTTATTATGGGCAATCACGACATGTACCCTATTAATTGTTATACGCCCTACTTTCAAAAAATATATGGCGCATTTTACTGGAAAGGTTGTCTTCTCACACATATTCCAGTTCACGAATATAACTTATCAAGGCATTTAGAATCATACGGAATTACTTCAAAAAAAATATTAAATGTTCATGGGCATTTGCATAGTAAAAAAATTCAAAGATTGTATGAATATCCGGACGGCGCAACCTGCATCCATATAAAAGAAGATGACCCAAATTATTTTAACGTTTCATGTGAACAAAATGACTTAACGCCGATACACGCGGATATTATTTTAAAAGCATTGGAAGAATTAAAATGAAAACATTATTTCTATTCTTTCGTTTTATTGAATTCTTATTTCTATGCATTTTCGGTTTTGGTATTATGATAATGATTCAATCTATTTTTAATTTTTCTAATTGGGAAAACATACTTATAGGATCAAGCGTTCAATTTGTTTTAGTAAGGGTTTACTATTCAATAGTAAATTGATCTATACTATACTGAATCAAATAAACCCATTTATTAAGGATAAATATGAAACCATTCATCATAGGATTTTTACTTACTGTAATTTTTCTCTATAGACCCTGAAGATACG